TACCTTCATCTCCTCGCCAATCACCGATTTCTTGTGGGCCTTTCATCCCTTTCTCGCCACATTCTTGGTTTTGTTCTTTCTGCTTTTCAAGCCAAGCCTCTATATCCTCCATCTGATAGCCTCGTGATGATAGCAAATTAATTGAGTTGGTATGAGAGTATAAAGCGTCAATAATAGCACCAATTATCCTCTCATCCTCACTCTCTGTAAGTTGAGGGAAGATAAATGTAACTATATTTGTTCCAACATCACCTGCAGCACGAAGAGACTTTCTTGCTCTTTCCAAAGCCTCATCATAGGCTTTTGCTTTTTTTTCAGCTGTCATAGCAATATCCTTATTGTGTTTCTTTTCGTAGTCCATATTAATGTGTTTTATACCATTCATACTGTTTTAAGTATCTTTGAATCATACTCATACATACCTCTCTATGTTTAGTAGTATGAGCACCTTCATATTCATTCATCCAATTACTTACTTCTTGGCGAATTCTACTCATTCTTTCGGCTTTATAAGCTTTGCGTTTTACATACTGTCTTGGTGTTAAAAGTGTCATTTTAGTGTAATTTTGGTTAATAATTGTACCTAAGACAGGAATCGAACCTGCACGGACATTACTGCCCAAGGGATTTTCTTACCACTATAGTTTTCACTACCAAATTGTTTCCGTCTGCGATTTATTATGGGCAACTGAACCCACAGCAATTTGTTTGTGGTCTGGACTCTATCTTAACCATATTGAAATCTTGCAAGTAGTATTGATGTTTTTAGCACCTACCTCACTCTCACCGAGTGGATATCCCATTACCAATTGGGGAAATACAATTTCAACTTAGGTTCCTCCTATATAGTCTCTACACACTGTCTATATAACATGAAAGTAATGGATAACTTTGATATTCCTTCTACATCAACTCCTATATAGAATATCTACGACTTGTAATCCACTACCAATTATATCTTAGGAGTCGGATTTAATCATATTATAATAACATTGGCTCGGTATTAGCATATTGACTAAATGTAGTTTTAATTAAACTATGTACTCCTTTTTCTTACTTATCTAATCTTATTGATTAGTGGAGCCCACCTCAGATTAATTTTGCTACTGTGATTGACATTTATTAAAACGTAGAGAGTTATCTCTTTTGTTAAATCAACTTAGCCTTCACCGAATTAGGGAGGTTCTACATTATAGATTTCTCTATAAGCACTCAAATTTATAAGTTTAGCATCAAGTCCCTCGTGTCTACCTATTCCACCACTTAGGCATAATAAATTAAATATAGAAACTCTCAGTAATGCCCCTACTGATTACGTACATTACCTTCCGACTTATTTCCTATATATTATATGTACACTAAATATATAGTTATAAAGTCTGCACTAAGTCACAGTCTTTATTGGCCACCAGTGAACTGTGCTCCTATAGCGAGTTTTTGCAAGGTATATTCATACCTGAGTTCCCTTCTCTATATTTAATTTAAGTAGTCTCGACAGGACTTGAACCTGTAACCTTGAAGGTATAAGCTTCCTGCGCTAACCAATTGCGCCACGAGACCATATTTTAAACTTTACATACAACAAAATAAAAAATAAAGGTAGGACGCAAGTCCTACCTTTATATTTACAGAAGCTTTGAATATTTCTTTTAACCCGTAATTTATATGCACTAAATTAAATGTGATATTTGCAGAAAAGCTTCCTTCCTTCTATCTTAAAAGAACAGATTTGGACACGGTATAATTAATCTGAGAAAATATCAGACGAAGGTTATATAGTTCAGAAGTCCAATTATTTTATTTAGTAAACTCCACTGTTTATAATAAATGATATTTTGCTGTAAGACTTCCTTAAAAAAGACCCTCCTATTTAAGCATTGTTAAGAGGCTTGGCGAGTTCTAGTAAAACAGAAGGCAGATGTTTCTTTTATTCAGTTAGCAAGCTTATTGTAAAGTACTTTGCTGTAATGCCTTCCATAATTTTCCTCTTGAAAGAACTGTGAGCTCCAGAGAAACATTGAGGATTGATAAAAACACTATTATATGAACAGACCAAAATGAGAATGTGGGATAAACCCACACTCTCACTTTAAGACACTTCCAACCTCTTTCAGGTATTCACCCAAAAGAGTGTACAAGAACTGTTTCGCATTGAATCCTGCCTTCAGGAATTTAAGAAGCATAGGATTATATCCACTAATGAATATATTCCCATGATTATCCATTTCTGGAGCAGTAGTATTGCGAGAATTCAGGTTCCACCAAACTATCTTAGTGTTGTATCCTTTGGATTTGAATAGGTACATAGTTGCTTCTTTAGAAGTCCTAGAACCAGCATCAAATTCCATATCAGATAGAACAATAAGATATTCTGGCATATCACCGTCCAACTGAGAGAGTAATCTCATCACTGCACCAAAGTCTGTATTACTACAATCTCCAGTGTACATAGATGCTATTTCTTTCCCATAGGTAGAAGTTTCATTATCCCAATTCATCCAGTTATAATGTGAAGGAATAGGCGTACTCCCCAAAGTTATAAGCTGAGGTTTACTGGAAAATGAAATCACCTTGTTAGGACAGTAAGTAGAACACTTGGCAAGATAGTGTCCAATGGATAATGCTTTCCCGAAGGAATCATTAGCATCCATCATGCTTCCTGAAGTATCCACAATAGGAATCCAAGAGCCTGATATCTTCTCTATTTTGCTAAAGAAAACATCAGCATCAATGGTAAACCTATTCTTATAGATATCATAGACATTGGTAGTAGAGACCTTGAGGTCTTTCTTACCTGCTTTGACATCTTCAAGATACTTTGCATAGCGTTCAGCCATTTCTGGCTTCTTACTAAATGCGGAAGCATATTTAATCATTGCCAATGAGGGAACATGCTCAAACTCAATCTCATCATAGTTATGACGAGAAAGCTTGTTTTCAGTAGTATTGCACTTGATGAAGTGACCATACTGCTGCTTGTTCATACCCCAATACTTAGCAATGATTCTTGCCATTGCAAGATTCTTGCTGGAATACCTGGGCATCCACTTCTTGACCAACTCATTTCCTGCAATGATTTGATTTTTCAACCAATCCAGCTCTTCTCCCAAAGGGAGAGTACAGTGAAATAAGTCATCAACTCTACCTGCCTTAACTATTTGTTCAATAGAACATTTAGTATCAGACATAAGTTTCCTGCCCAAGTCTCTTCGGCCTAAGCCAAAGCGAGGGTCCCTAATAAACATAGCAAAAAGCCTGTTTAATGGTGTAGCCATCAGATGAGGAACCTCATCCAGATGTTTCTGATAATACTCAGTAAGGAACAGAGTATTCAAAAGGACATCAGACGATGCTTTATCAAAAGCAATGTCCCCATTTTCAGTCAGCTTTTGGCTGAAGATTTCTTCCAGATTCATATCTGTGTTAGTTTGTTATCCAGTTAGGGTGTTTAATTTTGAGATAGTGGTTATATCTATCTCTACGATATGCATAGTATTTTCTATGCAACAGACCTTCTACCTTACATTGAGTCATACAATAAATTGTATGCTCAATGTTCAGTAGGATATTTGAAATTCTCTGCAAGAGTTTCATAGCTAATCATTGATTAACTGATAGGTGAAACTCTTGCCTCCATAATGCTTGCAAGTGCGAGCAAGATGGAGCTCAAGACGCTGTTGAGGTGTGGCTTTTCTCCATTCCTTCTGGTTGTGATACCATTCAGGACAGGTTGAAGAAGTCATATAGTCATATGCTTCTTTGCAGAGAGTAATTTTTCTCTTTGCCACAGAAGGAGTAAGCGGAGTATATATATACTTTCCACTATGGATGACCTTGTCACCTTCATTGCCTTTGAACTTCTGTGAAGGAAATAAATCCTTCTTGGTGAGATAATACTTCTTTACCTCAGGTTTACCCTTTTGCAGGGCACCTCCCTCCAAGTCAATGGTCAGGAGGATTTTAGGTGTATAATCTGCCATAAGTTATGAAACTTTGTTGCGGGAGTAGGACTCGAACCTACAATCTTTTGGTTATGAGCCAAATGAGTTACCATTACTCTATCCCACTATAAGTGCTGCCTCACTCACAGGTGGTGTAATATCAGGGCAGCTACTGATATTCTGTGCCTTACTTTAGGAATACTCCCACCACAGGAGACCAAGCAATCTGTAAGGAAGATTAATTGGATTTTGTATAATTAGGAGGGATAAATTTGGCTAGATATGAGCAAGCTGTAAACAATAGTTAAAAATGTTAACAGCAAAAACAGTTATATATTTTATATGTGACCAAATTTATCCTCTTGAGACAACAGTCTAAAAAAAGAGAGAAGTCACAAGACTTCTCTCTTATCTATTGAGAATCAATTAGTTAGATATCTCAATAAGGACATCAGAAACTAATGATTACCCATTAATTTCAATACGATAGATGTCTGCATCACCTTCACGAGAAAGTGTTACAACTTCACAATTCTCCAGGTTTACAGAATCACCCACAGCAGTGGTCTTCTTGGAAGTATTGCTCACAGGCATGAACTTCATACCTCCATTCTTCAGCATGAAACAGACGCTGTGACCAAAGTCACTAGCAACCACCTTCGCCGAAGCAATCTCACTAACCTCGTTAGCCGAGAATTTGGAACGATTAGACACTTCCCACTTGCCGCGATAAATCCGCAGAGAATCAAGAATACCCATAATAGATACAAGATTTAAGATGTTAATAAATAGTTGATATAGGAAGGTTAAATACAAGATTGTAGATAACCAGAAGGAGGGACAGGTAATTGCCGAGACACAAGACCACAAGACAACACCAGACAACATACTGCAAACAACAAACAAGATTTACAGACAACAGCCAGCCTCTTTGACACAGCAAACAATGACAGCCTCTTGGACACAACATACAAAAAAAATATACAACAGACCAGTAACAACAGCCACTGCACTAGATACAACAGCCTCTAGGAGAGGGAGGGTAAAAAAATAAAGGGAGAGAACTCCCTTTATTTATTATTTGGATTAGCCCAAATACAAGAGCTTATCAGTCTCCTGATCCATACCCCTCTTGAGATGAACAATCATACATTTGTCCTTCTCAAGGATGGTATCAACAGGAAGATCTGCACATTCTCTTGACAGAGAATAGAAGCAATATCCCCTAGGAGTAGACACTCTGGCAGACTTGCCATATTGAGCAGGCACTACTCTAATCTCCTCAATATTATTGAGTTCTTCTTCAGAAAAGTTCTCGCGGGAAACCTCTTCCCAGCTCTTGTTGTACAGTACACGTGAATCTAAAAGTCCCATAATTGTTTGTTGTTTAAATGTTAATAATTTGTTGTTTGTTGGTTTGGTTAATTAAAGCACAATGACTTTAGGAGTTGATTTTACTTTACTGTCTTTAGGTTTAACAAAGTAAGCATTTAGTGTTCCTCCCAATCTTTCAATAGAGAGATATTTGTTGTAAGAGGATTTGTTGGTGTAGTACCACTCTCCATCCACAAGGACGAGGTAATCAGTCTTTGATTTACCCTTCTCAGTTTCATAAGTCTCCTTAGAGAACTTAATATTACTAGAGGTAATAAGTACAGTGTCTTTTACAGACTCTTTGGTGGTCTGCGCACCCGCAACAAATGCTCCACCCAGAAGCATAAGTGCCACAATGATGATTTTCTTCATAATTATTTGGACATGGGTTCAATTTCAGTAAGCACAGAGTTGTTATACTTCTTTTCGCGAAGCTTCAGCTCAAACTTTGTATCATAATATAAATTTCTCACAGGGCTCTCTACAGGACTAACACCTAATAGCTGATGTCCATTCCACACAGGAATGGAGATCTTGGCTCTACTGCCATTGTAGGTTACCTTAACATTATGAGTTACACAAAACTCTAATACTTTATATACAGTTAGATTTTCTGCAAGCATCTTTGAGGGATTCTTGCAGATATCCTTGAAATCTCCTATAGATAAATCAATCTCTATTTTAAATGCGACATGGTCTACCGACACGCATTTACCCCAGAAGCTAACTGTGTCCACAACAGGCATACCAAACGTTCTGGTTTCCTTGTGAAGCACAATACTGTCAATTTTCTCCATTGCTTCTCTCACTGTGAGCACTTTCATACAGGAATCTACCTCAACTCTCTGAAGTGAATATTCATATCTGGTATGATAATTCACCAGTCTGAGGACATCTCCAAGCTCAAGAGGAGCAGTGAAGAAGATTTCACGGTTATCAATTGCGTTGGTGTTGGTGGTAGTGTACTTGTAAGCTTTCATGGTGTTTAATGTTTTAATTGTTTGTTGAAATTTGTTTGTTGTTTAGTTATTTATTTATCCCAATCATTAAGGCATTCACTAAGAATTTGTCTAACTTCATAGTCAGATAAGCCAGCCTTTAAGCGGATTTCACGAATAGCATCATAGAGAATTTCTACTGAAAGAGGAGAATTGACAATGTCAATCAGAGTCTTCTCAGTAAGAGATAAACTCTTACCGGAAGACTTGTAAAGGAATACAAAACTAGGCATAGTTCTCAAGTAATAAAGTAAGTTTATCAATCTTATGTTTGATGATACACTCCATTAGGAAGTTGTGCATATCCTTAGCATCAGCAAGAACTCGTGGATGAGTAGGATACATTCCATTTCATAACTGTAGTGTTTTAATGGTTAGTCTTGTTCTCTCCAAGATTCAGGGTTGTCATTCAGTTCATGCATGTGCTCCTCTTTGGTTTGCACAGTTCCGTTGTTGAGGATAATGAAGATCTTGTCCATAATAATTGTGTTATTTAATAGGTTATTTAATGGGGTTAATAAATTTCTGAGGTAAAAGAGGTGCTTCAAAGATTTTACAGCACTCAGCCTGAAAATCTTTGAGTTGGTCTTCCATGTTTAGAAGTAGGCAATAAACAGATTCTGCTTGATACCAAGCATCCATAGCATCTGTCTCAACAGACAGTTTATCAATTGCTCTGCTGAGCTGTTCTAGAGAGTCTTTAATAGGAATCATAATAGTTTATTTAGTATTTGTGATTATAAATTCTAGCATTTCAATATCATCATCAGTGCCCCAATCAGGCATAGTGATGAGATACATATTGACAACATCTTGCCAGTCCATTTCACTAGCAACATCGTCAACCCAATTACCTTTCTCCCAAGGACAATTCTCAATGTCAGCTTGGTTGTAAGTAGCATCAAGGCGTTCACCCCAATAGTCTAGAATGTAATAAAGGATAAGCTCATCAGCATTCATTTGAGGTTCAACAATTTCTTCCTGAGGCAAATAATCTTCTGTGGATGAAATCCACATTGCCCCAACAATGGCTGCCCACATAACTAGTGAGCCCACCACAAAGAGTACTAAGTTTTTCATGATACATTATATTTTAAATGATGTGTGTCAAGAGGATTTTGTGCAGCAACTTAATTTACTGCAACAGCATTTTTACTGCAACAGCAATCATCAGCCTCACTGCATTAGCCAAAGCCAAGGCTCTTCAAACTCACAGCTGCTGGAGATGTAACAGCTGTGCGCTGAGAAGGTGCGGGGGCGGAGCCCCAAGCTGGCGAAGCCAGGGGGAGGGTTACTGTAATACATCCCTCTCATGCCTCTGAATTAAAATTTTCAAAAAAATTTAAAAAAAAATTTCAAAATAAAAATCCTTGTCTAACCTAAATAAAATCAACTTTTTCTTGCATATCTCAAAATTTATACTTACCTTTGCATTCAAAATCAGAACAATATGTTAGTTATTTTAGGTACAGCTCATTCAAAAAGCACTCCTGGGAAAAGGAGTCCGGATGGTTCTCTATTAGAATATGCCTATTCTAGAGAGATATGTAAAAGAATTAAATCAGCTCTTTCTGCAAAGGGAATTAACTGTGTAATAGATATAGAAGGTAATGAGGAATGGTCTCTTCAGAATAGAGTAAACATAGTTAATAAGTACTGTCAACAGTATGGTTCTAAGAATTGTGTGTATGTAAGTGTACATGTAAATGCTGCTGGCAATGGTAAGTGGATGACAGCAAGAGGTTGGGCTGTTTATGTAAGTCCAAATGCTTCTCAAAACTCAAAGAAACTTGCTCAGTTACTTCATTCAGAAGCTATGAAGAGAAATTTAAAAGGTAATAGAAGCACTCCATTCAATAAGTATTGGGTAAGTAACTTATATGTACTCAAGAATACAAAATGTCCTGCAGTACTTACTGAAAACCTCTTTCAAGACAATCAGGAAGATGTTAAGTTCTTACTTTCTGAGGTAGGTAAACAATCAATTACTAACCTTCATGTAGAAGGTATATGCAATTATATTAAAGAGACTCAAATATGAAAAAACTTTTACTTATAATTCCAATACTCTTTGCTTTTAGCTGTAGCCCTCTCACTCACACAGTGATTAGAGAGGAAACTATTACAAATTATGTTGATTCTACAAGATGGCATGATTCAACAGTAGTTACTTATCTGCAAAGGGAAAGGTATGTAGATGTGGTTAAACCTTTGGATACTCTTAACCTGGAAACCTCTTATGCTGCAGCTACTGCTTATTTGGATACTTCTATGCAGGCTTTGAAAGGAGAGATACATAATAAGAGTAATGTTCCTATTAAAACACAGATAAAGTGGAAAGAGAAACTAGTTTACAGGGATACTACTATTTATAAAGAGGTACCTGTTGAAGTAGTTAAGGAGGTTACAAAATATCCTAAGAGCTACTGGTGGTTACTTGGTATATCTATTGCTTCTGCTGCTGCTCTTGGAATAAGAATTTATATGAAAATTAAATTTAAGAAATAATGAAATATACTATAGAACAATTAAAAGAAATGGTTAATAAGGAGAAAGAAGCTCCTAAAATACTTATATATGATATAGAGACAGCTCCTATGCAGGCTTTTGTGTGGAAGAGATATAAAGAGAATGTTTCTTTGGAACAAACTATATCAGAAAGTTTTATGTTATGCTGGTCAGCAAAGTGGTTATATGAAGATAATGTGATAGGAGATGCTGTTACTCCAGAAGAAGCAGTTAATGAAGATGACTCAAGGATAGTTAAATCTTTGTATGAACTTATAAATGAAGCTGATATAATTGTTGCATATAATGGTAGAAACTTTGACATACCTTATATGAATCAGAGGTTCTTAGTTTATGGCTTTGCTCCTTATACTCCTGTACAGGTAGTAGATCCTTATGAAACAGCTAAATCTGTATTTAAGTTTAGCTCAAATAAGATGGATAATATAGCATCTCAATTAGGACTTCAAAATAAAATAAAAACAGATTTTAATTTGTGGAAAGGATGTGTAAAAGGTGATAAGAAGTGCCTTGATGATATGCTCACTTATAATAAGCAAGATGTAGTAGTACTTGAAGAAATATATTGTACTATGTTACCTTGGCTCAAGAATCATCCAAATCTTTCTAATTACTACGATGATAAGAATAGATGTGTGAAATGTGGCTCAGAAGATATAATTAAACTCAATAGATATTTCTTTACTCCTTCTGGAAAATACGAGCTGTTTAAATGCAAACATTGCGGTTCAATATTTAGAGGGAAAAAGAATTTAAATAAACAAGTTGTACCATTTATTAATTGTTCTCATTAGTATGTCATGCGGTAGTAAAAAGGGTGGCAAAAAGCCACCGAAGAAGTAACAAACTAATTATTAAAGCACTGAACTTTGTTCAGTGCTTTTTTATTATACCTATAAAATATTTTTATTATGGATTTGGAAATATGGAAAATTTTACATATCTTTGCGCAACATATTTGAGCTGACTATAGGGCTTTGAGTCCCCAAGCCAATTAGGGAGAATAAAGGGTACCTACTACAGGGCAGAGGTAATTGGGGCTAGAGATAACTAAGAGAAGAACTAATAATATATAAACGCCTCAAAGAACTATAGTTAGTTGCTTGAAACAGAGCAACCCGGCTGATTCACAGGGAATTTCAGCAGGTCTCTTTATATAAAAAGACTAATTTATTTTAACTATAACATTTTATGTATTATGGCTAAAATTAGGAAAATCTATGACCAAGCCATTAAGCCAGATGGCAGTAAATTAACGATTTATCCTATAACCTCTACTAGAGCTGTTTATACTCCTGAGAGTATTACAATAGAAGCTCTTATTAATGAAGGTTATAGGTTTGGTGGTGTTATTGAGCACCTTGAGGACTCTCCTGAATTTACAGATCAGAGAGTCTTTTATTTAGCAGATAAAGTTGGTGTTTACCCTAACTTTGGTAACCTTACTCTTGCAGGAGGAGAGCTTGGTGTTTTCTGCTATAACAAATCTCAATGGATTAAAGGTATTCTGAAAGGCGGAGGTACTAACCTCACAGGATACCAAGTTGTCACTTCTGCTTCTCTTCTTCCTGACGAAGAGAGTACAATTGGGTATATCATTGGAACCAACCTTTATGTTTGGGTAGGAGAAGATGGTGATACTAAAGAAGGTAAGTATAAGAATGTTGGTCCCTTTGTTGGTCCTCAAGGAAACGGAATTGACCAAGTATTTCTTTCACCTACAAACTACAAACTTACTATAGACTTCACTGATGGTACTTCTTGGACTTCAGAACAATCTATAAGAGGTACTGCTGGTGCAAAAGGTAATAAGGGTGACCCAGGTTTAACTGGTGCTACTGGTGCTACTGGTCCGAAAGGAGATAAAGGTAATAAAGGTGATTCTGGTGTTTCTCTTGGTGATGTTGTTTTAACTGCAGACCTTGATGAAACAGAAACTGGTAAGGCCCTTGATGCCTCTGCTATGCAGACCATTCCTCATTATGTAAGTGCTGAAAGTGAAATTGAGGATGTACCCAGTAATTATTATACTAGGACTCAGGTTGACCAGAAGTTACTTAATAACAAAGCAGAAGTAAATCAATACCTGACTAATCAGGATAATGATATAGCAAGACTTGAAGACCGTATTGACAATATGATGGATGGTGTTGATGAGTTTATTCATCACAGACCAACAGTTGTTAATAACGGCACTATTATAAATGCTCCTGATGACGAAGACCTCGTAGCTACAGAGCAAAATACTCTTAAGTTTGCTGATAGACCAGCAATCAATGCTATGGGCTACACTATCCTCCGCAAGAACAAGACCTTTGCGGAACAGGTGACGAAGACCAATACCATCTATGAGATTCGGTATGATTTCGACTTGACAGCCCCTATTGTAATTCCTTTCGGCTGTGTTTTGAAATTTGTTGGTGGTAGTGTGGCGGGAAACTATACTATTACTGGTCAGGATACTAGAATAGAAGCCGGATTGGTTCAGATTTTTGGCGCAGATGTTACTATCGCTG